CATAAAATAATAGGATATGGGTATTTCTTCGTAATCTTTCTGCTCGCTGCATATTCTTTTGAATATGTAAACCAGATCCATCGTTTTGCCTACGCCAATATCGCCAAGTATGATAAGTCCTCGACCTTCTTCAAGCATCTCGCCAATTTTTTTATCAAGTTTTCCTTTGTCCCTTATCTTCGATTCAACGAAGTTTTTTAGGTAATGAATTCCTATAAAATCCCTTATCGATGTATTTATTTTGCTTTCCCTGTATCTCCCCTCCTCTTCTTCCATCTCTTTTATTTTTTCCTCTACCGTGATGCGTTCTTCTTCAGTTAATGGAGGTCTACCATTCGCCAGCATTTGCATCAAGCCCCGTGAATTTTCTTTCTCCTGTAATTGGGATATATCTTCCATTGTTTCCTTTATTCTTTGCATTTTCTTCTCCTTTCGCCCTTCCGAGTCAGTTCACTATGAATTTTTCATAGTTCTTCTTAAGTCTTTCTGGGTTTGCGGCAAGCCAAGCCTCCATCTTCTTTAATTCCAAATCTACATTGCAGTTAAGAAAAGCTTCCTTCCATTTGTCTATTTTTTCCTTAGGTATGTTTTCAATCTTAAAAGTCTCTTTATTGAAAGTTATTTTTCTTTCTTTAATAATTTCTTTCTTTATAGTTTTATTTATGTTATATTTATTAGTTTTATTTAGAGTGTCAATCGGATTTGTTTTTAATTGCTCTTGTTTAGGGTCAATATTGCCACTGGTTGCAATATCTGTTGCCACTGGTTGCAATGTTTTGTTGCCACTGGTTGCAAAATGGTTGGGCAGTTTAACTGTTTTCCAATCGTTATAATGCTTATTAAAAGCAATTTCATCGCCGTCTCTAACGATAATGTTTTTCTCCTGAAGCCGTTTGAGGATTTTAGAAACGTTATAAGAGGTTGTTTCAAGTTCTTTTGCTATAAATGAAGTTCTTAAACTTGCATTCTCTTTTCTATATCCGTACGTGCTGCGTATAATAAAATCAATAACTGCTCTTTCCCTTCCTGTTATAGTTCCTTGCATTTGAGCCTTTGCAAGAGCTTCAAGAAGTTCATTTGCTATTTGGGTGAAGCCTTCATCGAGTTCTGGATTTCCGTTCATCAGCCTATCTTTTCCTTAAGTAACTCTGTTCTCTTATCTCGCCAAGTACTCCAGCACCTTTGAAAGTTTCAGAGAATCCATTTTTTCGAACACGTCTTTTTTTATGCTAGACCAGTTTTCATCAGGAAAAACGCTTTTAAGAATTTCTTTTACTTTTGCGAGCGTGTCTATCTTTTTTTCTTTTAGGATTTCGTAGAGTCTTTCCTTTGCCTCTTTTGGTTTTGCTTCATGAGCCTTTACCTCTTCTTTAATCTTTGTCTTTGCTTCTTCTTTCGGCTCGTCAGGTATGCCGTACAACTCCTCGTTTACCTTGCTTGTGTCAATGCTTGCCATCTCTCTTATGATTCTTTTATCACCACTATCGATATCAACAGCATCGCTTTCGGATACCTGAACGTTTCCCACCGCAGAAGGGAATGCTTCCTTTAGCGCCCTTGCAAGAGCAACTTTTCTCAGCATCCACTCTGGCATGTTCTTCCACATCGTTGTAGGCCTCAGTTCGCCGGTCTGCCTGTCCATCGTCGTTTTTACCGCTTCACTGTAATTAACAGTTATTTTTACAGGGTAACTTCTGTCCTTTCTGTAAACTGTTGCCGTTGCGGTCATGTTAGGGATCTCTCCTTTTACTTCTGTTTCGTAGCCGTCGAAGTTCTTGTTTTCCTCTGCTCTTTTCAAAAGTGTCTGATAAGATATCACAAACGTAGCCGGGGAATCTTTGTACTTGATTAGGTAGATTTCTTTAAGGAACGGGTTCAGTTTAAGGTACTTGCACATGTTGAGGAATGCAAACACCTCTTTCTCTGTTACTGAACTGTCCGTGCTTATGTATTCAACCACGTCCTGGCCTGTAAGTTTGATCTCCTGGCCTTTTTCGTCGCTGTAACTAACAGCAAGTTCTTTCATTTTTGCCTCCTATTGATTTTTGTTTAATAATGCAATAAGCTCCACGGGCTTTCCGTTCATTCCAAGGTTTAACTCTGCGTTATCTGGATCTATATTCCGTAGTTCTTTGCACTTATGAAGGAATCTGTCGAAAAGTATCGGCTTTTTTTCTGGACGCATTGTAAGTTCGAACCTTATGTCTTTTATGTTCTGTTCGAGTCCTTGTATTTGTGCTCTGATTTCAAACAGTTTTATTTGCGGACCATATTTCTGGAATCTGCCATTTACTTCTTCTGGAAGTGGTAATCTTTTCCAGCACGTTGATGTCGGGAATGTACCCAAAAAGCAGGTTTCTTTCCACCATCCCTCTGGCGTTAACCACAGTTCGAATTTGTCGATTTTAAGAAGCCACGTTGTATCTGTTCGTTTAAAAAGCTCTTTTAAAAGTCCGTTCCTGATTGTTCCATACTTGAATTTCTCAAGGTCTTTAAGGAGCGATTTCTCGCTCTCTTTCGATAAATTGACTTTGCCCTGCTCCAGCAGGTCTTCGACTACGTTTTGCGTAATCACGGTTCTCCTCCTTAAAAATTGATTTTAAAGCCTGTGGGTTTTCTATTTCGAGCCGCCTTATTACTTCTGTTAGCAGCTCTGTTGTTTCTTCTGTGTCGATTATTTTCTTCATGGTTGTCTTGATTATAACGATATTTTTGTTTTAATCAACAGATAAAAACGACTTTATTTAAAAAACTTCGAAATTTCTCATCTTTTGTTGAATATTTCCCCTCTTGACTTTTAAAAAAATGTAGATAATATTTAGACACAGGAGCTAAAAATATGCAAAAAGGAGGAGAATTATGGACAATTTCAAAATCATTGGCGAAAAGATTAAAAAATTACGAAAGGAAAGAAAATGGACCCAAGAAAAGCTTTCGGAAGTAAGCGGAGTCGACCGAACCGCCATAAGTTATCTTGAAAATGGAAAGACCATCCCCCATGAATCTACCCTTCGTCGGTTAGCTCAAGCACTGAAAGTCGACGTCGATTCCTTTTTAAATTTTACATCTCTCCCTGAACAAACTACGCAGAAAAACGAGGACATGAAGACATTTTTCCGGGGCCTTCTCATTGAAATCTCTGACATGGTTCCGGTTCCCATCTTTTCATCTCCACCTCTTTCTGTTAAGGCAGGGATATCATTAGGAGGTAATGCCTTGGACTACATCAAAATGCCGAAGGTAATTGCGAACAGCGTGGATTACGCCATGCAGGTAAAGGGTATGTCTCTTCTGGAAGCTGGTATTTTCGAAGGCAGCCTTATCTTTGTAAAAGCGCAGACAAGCGCTGAAGATGGGGCAGTCGTTGTTGCAAAAATCAACGATGCTTTTGTAATTAAAAAATTGCGTAAGGTTGGATCTGAATCCTGGCTTGAACCCGTCGACCGTCTTGGTAGGCAAGAGTTTGAAATCCGCGGAGTGGTCAAGCATGTTTTACATACCCTGTCTGAGTAAAAACCTTTTAAAAGATTTAAACAAAAATGATGATTCTTAATTTATTTTAAAAATGTGGGTTAAAAAAAATGAAAGCCGCTATCTACATAAGAGTTAGCACACCAGGCCAAGCTATCAACGGCGAAAGCCTTGACATGCAGAAGGACCGCCTTCTCGAATACGTTAAAAATCAAAAATGGGAGCTTTTTAAAACATACGAGGACGGTGGATTCTCTGGGAAGGACACAAACAGACCCGCCTTTCAACAGATGATGCGAGATGTTGCTCTGAAGAAATTCGACGTTCTAGTGGTTTATAAAATCGACCGTCTTTCTCGTTCTGTTCTGGACTTCCATACCACCATGAAGTCTCTCGAAAAGTACGGGATCTCCTTTGTCTCTATTACCCAGCAGTTCGACACTACCAATTCCATGGGTCGTCTCATGCTCGCTATCCTCGTTGACTTTGCTAATTTCGAGCGGGAGATTAACGTGGACCGTGCTATCGATTCATACTTGAAACGACTTCAAGACGGAGTTAATTCTGGCGCTATTCCTTTCGGTTATCGTCGTGAAGGGAGGGACGTTGTCATTGTCCCTGAAGAAGCCGAACGAGTCAAGAAGATGTTCCTTCTTTCTTCTCAGGGCCTCTCTATGAATCAGATTGCAAAGCAAATGGGTTTCTCTGGTGACCATGTGCGAAGTGTCCTGCGTAATCCTTTTTATTGTGGTTATCTTGCTCGTAAAAGGGACAAGTTCGACCACCGTATTAAGGAGGGCAGCTGGGAGTGGTTCAAGGGAAAGCAGGAGCCTATTATCTCTGAGGAGCTCTGGCGTAGGGTTGCGGATCTCCGAAAAAGAAAAATAAAAAACATTGTTAAAAAGTCTACTTCTCTGTTCGGTCACTTGATCTACTGTCCTTATTGTGAACACAATCTGTGCTTTCATTCCCGCACTCAAAAGAAACGGGTCGTTTATTATTACCAATGTGACCCTGTTAAAATTGGTGGTCCTGCTTGCTCTCAATATGTCCGTGAGGAGCCGCTGGTTGTTCTTCTCTTAAGGTTTCTGGACAAAGGTTATCAATTCCATATTTCTGCTCCTCGTCATGATATCGATGTTGAAGACAAGGTTGCTTCTCTGGATCGTCGTATAAATAAAATCCTGCGTCTTGTTTCCGAGGAACTCATGCCTTACGAACAGGGCAAGGTCCAGATTGAACGTCTCAAAGAACAAAAGGCCGCATTGCTGGCATCCCGTATTATCGAACTGGACTATTCTTCTATTTCTGATAGGTTGAAGCAAATCAGGCCCCTGTATTCTTTCATGACTCGAGAGGAGCAGTCTCGATTTTGGCATATCTTAATTGATAAAATTGAGGCAAGACACGATAAACTCGTTGTTTATTGGAGATTTGGCAAAAAGCATTTTATTAGAAGGTCGGCTTTGCCTGATGTTCTTAAAAAAGAGTGCGCTTTTACTACGGACGACGCCCCCCGCCGCCACCACACAGGTGAAGAACCTTTAAGAAGCTTTGATAATTTCGATCTTTTAATGGTGTATTTCTTGCCAAACTTCCAATGGACTACGATTCTATCGTTCCATGCTTCAATCTTATCAATTAAAATGTGCCACAACCTACTCCTTTCTTCTCTCGTTGCATATTGATAAATTTGTTTTATTTACTTAAGCTTTTCTACTACTTTCGAATAATCTGTCTGAATAATATTGGAGGCTAATAGAGAGGCTTTCTGCTCTTTCAATTTATCAAGCTGCACCTTTCCTTTATCAAAAGAGATATAGTCTCCTTCTATAAGCTTCACAATTCTATTCATTTTTCTTTCAATCTCTTTTACTTTATCATCATTTTTGTCTTCTTTTTTAGGTATCGGTAAGCTGATTTCAAAAATTTTGTTTACATACTTTAGAAGGAGTTCCTCGAGTGGTTCTTCTCGCAAATACTGGCCGCAAGCTTTTCCATTTAAACTGATTCTGTCGCATTGGTAATAGAAAAACGTCCCATTTCCTGTTGTTCTTGAGTGTGAACTGAGATTGTGTTTGCAGTAAGGGCAGTAAATTAAGCGTGAAAACAATGAAGTTGTTTTCTTTGTTATAATTTTCATATTTCTTTTCCTCATGTCTGCAACATCCCTCCAGAGTTCCTCAGCAATGATTGGTTTTTGTTTACCTTTATGCCACTTCCACTCATTTTCTTTTATTCTGTGTTCGTATTTGTCTCTTTTTCTAACCAAATAACCGCAGTAGAAAGGATTTGTGAGAATACTTCTCACATGGTAATTGGTAAAGCCAGTTTTTCTTGCAATCTCGTTCATGGAAAGACCTTGCGAACTAAGAGAAAAAATTTTCTTAACATTTTCTGCCTCTTCCGGGACGATTATCACTTTCTTATCTTCCCGCTTATATCCGTAGGGCACTGTTCCTGAATTTACTCCGTCCTGAAGTCTCTTTAAATAAGAATCTATTGACCTATCCACATTTATTTCCCTTTCAAAGTTTGCGAAGTCAACAAGGATATTAAGCATCAATCTTCCCATAGAGGTTGTCGTATCGAACTGCTGGGTTACGCTTACAAAAGATATGTTCTGTTTTTCAAGGAATTTCATTGTGGTGTGAAAATCTAAAACGGATCTTGAAAGACGATCTATTTTATAAACTACCAAAACATCAAATTTCTTAGCTTCTGTGTCCTTCATCATTTCCTGGAATGCCGGCCTGTTTATATCTTTTCCTGAAAAACC